AACCATCAAAGCCACAACCAACTATTGATGACTGGTTAAGAGATAATCCTGCTCCAAAGCAAACGATTCCATCTGAAAGAGAAAGACAGGTTCAAACTGGAACTGAATTTAAAATGTCAATAGATGGTGTAGGTACAAAAACATTTTAACAACAAATAACAAGACCAACTCAGGAAGGAGTGTCTAAATGAATAACGAATATAATAACATAGAAATAACAGCAGAAGAACACGAGGCGTTAGAAAATTTAAATGAGACCACAGAGTCTCCGGCTGATGATAACGTATCAGAACCCGTTGAAGAATCAGTTCAGACTGAAGAATCAGTTCAGGCTGAGGAAACAACAGAACCAACTCCAGAAGAACCTTCCAAGGAAGTAACTGAAACTGAAGTTGCAGATAACTTTGAGATAGACGGTCAGCAATATAGCCTAGACCAGATCAAAGAGTGGCGTAACGACTCTACCAATAAAGCTAATTGGCAAAAGTCAAACACTGAAAAAGCTCAAGAGTTATCAAAGTGGAACAAGTTAACAAGCAAGATTCAAACTGATGAATCGTTTCGTAATCATTTAAAGGATTTTTACTATGATGAACCAGAGACTATAAAATCTCTTGGTTTAGATGGTGAAACTGTTCCTTTAAAGGAAGCAAAAGAACCTACTGAAGTAGAGCTCAGGCTCAATGCTTTAGAGCAGGTTGAAGGTGCTAGACTTATGGAACAACGTGTGGATCAACTTGACAGTACATTGTCACATCTTGAAAAGACACATCCAGACTATCTGGGTGATCAAGACAAGGTAGCTAAATTCTTAGACTTTGCTGATACTAACAGCAGTAAGTATGTCGAGAATGGAATACCAAACCTTGAGCGTGCTTTTAAAGAATGGTCATATAGTCAAATGCAAGAAGAGCTTACCCACTTAAAAAAGCTAAAAGAAAATGAAAACAGAAATACTGGGGTTATCAATACATCAGAAGCTGGTGCTAAGGATATTAAATCCGATAAAAAAGTTACTAACTGGAAAGATGTATCTATGACTAATCCTGAGATTTCAAAATATTTTGATAAATAAAATGAAAGGAAGGCTAATTAAATGGCTTTAGGTACAACTGTTTCGGCTTTAACCCGAGACAAATTTATGCCTATTTTAGTAGATAACATTTTCAATAGCAATATCCTATGTCATAAACTTTTGCGTAACGCAGATAAACTTGACGGTGGGGTAGCTATAAATGTTCCTGTTGAAATAGCGTTAAACGGTAACAGTGGCTGGTTAGAACCCGGTGCACTTGGAACAACAGCTCAGGCAAAAACAGATGTTGCTAGCAAAGCAATATATAGCTGGGCAACTTTGTATAACGCAGTAATTATAGATGGTGCAGAACAACATATTAATATGGGTTCTAATCAAGTTCTATCAATGTTAACTGCTAGTATGAAGAATGCAGAAAAAACAATAAAAGACGCAATAGGAAATGCGTTATTTGCTTCTTCTGTTTCAAGTAACGTGATGAATACGTTAAATGGTGCTGGTACTTTCAGTGGTACTTCTGTACTTGCTGATACACAAGCTCACGATAACGGTAACGGTCTTATCCACGACTTCAGTGCTGGCTCAGGCACATCTCACTATGTTCCTTTAGGAGATGTTACTGATTCTATTGTTGGCTACCAAAGAAGTTTAGGTGGTATTGACTCTGATCATAACGATGGTACTAACGACTACTGGAATGCAAAATTAGGTACATTCGAGTGGGCAATTGGTACAGTTGGTGGTGCATCAGGTGGTTCAGCTTTAGCATCAAATGGATCAAATGATACAGGTGCTGTTAGTTTTGCAAACTTCTGCTCAACTACATCAGGTGTAGCTGGTGGTATTAAAGCTATGACACAAATGTATCAAGCTTGTTCTATTGATAACGATCAACCAGACATCATAATCACAACTCCAGTTATTTACTCAGCTTATGAAACTGCTTTGCAGGCTAATAAGAGATGGGAAGGTAACTCTGAGAGTGGTGATGCTGGTTTTCAGTCGTTACGATTCAAAGGTGCTAGTGTGTATCACGATTCAAAATGTCCTGATGGACATATGTATTTCTTAAATTCTAAATATTTAGATTTCAAAGTTCACTCTAAGAGAAACTTTGCATTTGAAAACTTTAGAGCCTTAGAAGCAAAAGATGCACAACAAGCTAGAATATTCTGGATGGGTCAGTTAACAACAAGTGCTCCACGTTATCAAGGATTACTTGTAGGTGGGCCAACTGGTTATTAAACCTAGTTAGTTAAAAAAATCCTGATGGGGGGTGGTTTGGACTGGTGTTCTCCTTACCATCCTCCTGATGGAGGAAAGGAATAAATGGCATATACTTATAGTTATAATACAGGTGGTGGAACAGTTTCGAATCCCGGAAATGTTAAAGTCCAAAATGTAGTGATTGGATATTATAAACGGACGGGTAAAGTAGTTGCTGAATTTGATATTCGTGGTAAGGATTGGGATACAAGTGATGGTAATTTAATTACTGCTACCATTCGTTATAATTCTACTGATTATGTTACTCAAAACATAACTGTTTCTGATATGTGGAAGCGTGAAAGTATTGAATGGGAAGCTGGCAAAGTTTTAAATAATCAAAATTTAGGTTCTCTATCAATAACACTACGAATTGATGATGAGAATGATTCACGTACTGATTATACAGAATCAGTTACAGTAGATATTGATCCGAATGAATACAAACTAACTTTATTAAATCCACCAAGCTTTGGTGATGATTCAACTCCTGATGTTATATGGGAATTAGAAGATTTATTTTCAGAACAAAAGATGTCACCCGAGGTTACTGTAGGTGCATCTACTGCAAATTCTATGACAGTAACATTTGATGATGATACAACTGTTTCAGGTTTATCATCAGGATATATCAATTTAAATGGTGTAAAGTTTTCAGAGTCGAGCCTAACTATGAACTCGGCTGATGCTGGTAAAGCATATTGGAAAAATGCAAAGAAATTCACAATAACATCTCCAACAATGTCTGCTGGGGAAAACACATTCACGCTTGCACTTAACTGCACAGCAATATAGGAGTCTAAATGGCAAATTTAAATACAAAAACAATAAGTGCTGGAGTAGGTGACATACTTGCCGTTGATGGTGGTATTGATGCTTCTACAGCTAGACAGGTAAAAGATGGAGATGGAACAGGCAGTCCATTTTATATAACAACAACTCGTGTAGGCATTGGAACTGCTACTCCAGACCATTTATTAGATGTCGAAAATGCATCAGGAAATGCTGTAATTAGAGTACACGCTGGAACAGATGATTCTGCACAGTTATTGCTACAAAATGATAATCAAATATGGAATGTAAATTGTCAAACATCTGACAAGTTTGCTATATATGACGATACAGCTGATACTGAAAGACTTGTTATACTAACAGATGGAAAAGTTGGTATTGGTACAACTACACCTCAGGTAGAGTTAGAGGTGTCAAGTACAGATGTTCAATTAAGACTTTCAGATAATAATTCTACAAGTAGAACAAATGCTATAGCATATATGGAAATGTATGATAGAAGTACAAGCAGATTAGGTTATGTAGGATTTGGGGCTAACACTAACGAAATATTATACATATTAAATGAAGGAACTACCACTGGTGCAAATGGTGGAGATATATATTTTTGCACACAAAATCAACCATCTACTCCTAAAATGATGATAGATGTTGCAGGAAATGTGGGTATCGGGGGAATCACTGCTCCAGATAAACTCTTACATATATCAAGTACATCTGATGCAGAATTGCATATTGAAGGTGGTAGTGATGGAAGTGGAAATGCATATCTTTTACTAGATGCTGGTGGTGATTCTGATGATTCAAAAGTAATATTCCAAAAAGATGGTAATTCAATAGGTTCTATTGATTATGACCATAATTCTACAGAAACATCAGCTGTTATGAAATTTAACTTAAATATTGCTGGCAGTGCTGACCCTCAGATGGTAATACAAGCTGATGGAAAAGTTGGTATAGGTTCAACTCCTACTTATGTGTTTGATGCTGTTGCTGTTGATACTGTAGCTGAAAATACTTATGTTGCTAGAATTTTAAATGATGGTCAAAATTATAATTCTGATGGACTTTTAATTAGTTGTGGTAAGTACACCTTATCAAGCGCAGGAGATGCTAGATATATAGGTTTTACAGATGGAAATGGTACAGCTTCTGGTGGTATTAGAAATAGCTCCAATATTGACCTTCCAGAATGGTTTGAAGGCTCAGATGCAAGGATTAAAGATGGAATTGTGGATACTAAAGTAAATGCTTTAAGTGTACTGAATCAGTTAAAAATTAGAGAATTTACTAAAAAAGGGCAGAGTAAAACTGGCATCGGTTTAGTAGCACAAGAAGTGAAAGGTGTTTTGCCTGAGTTAGTTTCCTTAACGCCAGCTAAGGGTTCACAATGGGAAGATGATATTGATGATTCAGTAAAAGATTCAAATGGTGAAAAAGCCTACTACACACTAGGTACTGGTATTTTGCCATACTATTTTATTAAAGCAATACAGGAATTATCAGAAAAAGTAACAGCGTTAGAAAACAAATAAGGAGATATATGAAGTTTAAAAGTAAACAAAAAACAACTGAAACACCTGCACCAAAAGTATTAACGGAGCAGGCGTTAAAAGAGCAACTTAGTAACCTGAATAAACAGCTTGTTGATTCACAAACAAAAACTGTGATGATCCAAGGAGCTATTCAGGCAGTAACCCTTCAAATAGAAGACCTCAATCCTAAAAAAGATGAGAAGGTCACGAACGGAGTAAATTAATATGACAGGAACAGAAATGAACGCAAATCTTGGTCTTAGATTGGAAGACCCTGCACAAAGCGTTTTCACAGAAAGTGCTAAGGTGGATGCAATCAATTTATCTCAGAAAACAGTAGTGAATATGATAGATAACGGATACTTGACTGAACTAGAACAGATTGTAAATGATCAAGCTCTTGTAAGTGGAAGTGTTTCATTTACCAGTGCTGGTATTGATCCTATACGTGGTGGTATTACTGGTATATATGATGAAACAAACAATGTTTGGTGTACTATGATTGAAGCAAAGGATTTGAAAAGACTTGAAAATTCATATCTATCAGGAACAACATCGAATCCAGTTGCATATGTTTTTAACGAAACAATCTATGTAAAACCCACTTCAGTAAGCTTGATAGATATTTGGTACTTAGCAAGTCCAACTGATTATGTAGTTGGTGCACTAAGTGCTGAATGTGCACTTAATCCTGCTTTACACGAACTTGTATTAGATTTTGCTGAAGCACAGCTTTGGAGAATGGATGCTAAAGCAGACCGTGCAACCTCAGCTTATAACAATGCATTGAATTTAGTGAAAGTTCTGAATGAACGCTATCAAGTAGAAAAGCCTGAAGGCATAGGTACGAAAGGTAGATAGTGGCAATACAGCAAATCCCACTAGATGGGGGGCTGGTCACTCAAGCTGATGCTGAAGATGTAGGAATAAGCGCCTGCACTGAACTTATAAACTTAGAGTTTGATAAGCCCGGAATCCTCTATAAGCGTGGAGGACTTGGTGTGCCTGTTACAATATCTGCTAATATAAATGAAATTATTAGATGGGTATCAAGCGTAAGTGGTGTTGAAACTGCGTATTGGGTTATATGTACAACCAACGGTGATGTATATATTGATGCAGATGGTTTAAGTTTAAGTGGAGCTTTATCTCATTCAGGTGCTACACGTATTCGTGTAATAAATTATGGAAATATGTTACGGTTTTGTGGAGGTCTTTCTGTGACTCCAACAGTATACCAGCATATTGATAGAGATTTCTTTTGGGGTGGTTATAATACTGAACCTGCATTTAATTTTGATACAGGTAGACCTAGAGCTCAAGATTTTACACTTATTCAGTGTGGTAAGTTAAATTCTGATTATAACACCAGTATGGCTCATACATCAAAAACCTTTAGATATAAGGTTACATTTGTATATGATGGAAATCAAGAATCACCACTTCCTGAACTTACTCCAGTTGATAATAAAATGGCAGTTAATTTGTCCACTACTATACAGGATAATAATATATTTCACTTTGGCTTACAGTTTACAGAATCAGCGTGGAATAAACGTATTACTGCTATCAATGTATATAGACAAGAAGATAGTGGCTCATTTTATAAAATATGTTCAGCAAGTACGTTAACTACGGATAAAGATTTAAGTG